TCGACGCCGCGGGGCTGGCTCATGCGCGCCTCAGCCGTGGCATGTGATGGTCGGAGAAGATCGCCCATGCGATGGGCCGTGCGAACAGGACGACGACGCTGCCCATGGCCCATCCGATGGTGTCAGTCACGTCGAACCACAGGCGGTCCCGGCGCCGCTCTACTGGCAACTTGTTCCAGCGGTTTACAGTCACCAGAGCACCGCTGCGATGAAAGCCAGCGAGGCCATGAGCAGCAGGACCAACACGAGGGCCTCCCACCAGTCACCGCCCATCGTCGCGCCGCTCCGGTGGGGCCTCGTTGCGCGCCTCGCCCAGCCACACCCCGAGGACGATCAGCCCGGACACGAGCAGCGCCGTTCCGGGGACGATCTGTTCGCTGGCGTACGAGTAGGCGCCTGCGATGAGCAGCGCGGCGGCGGCCGCCAAGGGCGTCAAATACCTAACCGGACCCACCCGCCTCCCCTGGATCCATCGCGGGGGCTGCGGACATGAGCAGCCCCGGCAGCGTGGGCGGAAGGTCAGGCGTCGCCAGGTAGTGGATCGTCGCGCGGTAGATGGTGCCGGGCTGCGCAGCCCACCAGAACAGCCCGGTGCTCCTGACCAGGAGCAGGCACATGTCCCCCGCTGTGGGGTCGGCCACCGCATGGTCCTGGTAGATGGATTTGCCGTTCTGGAGCATGTACGGGGGCACGAACCCGGCCGGTGCCGGCCATGTACTGGTGCTGTCCGCGTTCAGCGTCGCACCGACCAGGAATGTGACCTGCTCATCGACGCGGCGGATCGCCGCGTATTCCAGTGTCACACCAACCCCCCACGCCGCGGCGACGCTGGCGCTCACATCCCGCCACCCGGAGTCGTAGCGCACCGTCTGCCCGCCTGCGACGACGAGGACGTCCGAGCCGTTGGGATGGGTGACGACAACCTCGGTGGGCCCGGGCGGCCCCTGGGGGCCCGGTATGGTCGAATCGGCGCCGGGTGGGCCCTGCGGCCCGGGGACTGTCGAATCGGCCCCAGCGGGCCCCTCAGGCCCTTGTGGGCCCATTGGGCCGGGGACAGGCACCGTGACCACGTCGGGTGGCGCGTCCAGCCAGATGAGCTCCATCAGGTCCCATGTGCCGGTCGGGACGTAGGCGGTGAACAGTTGCCGCAGGCCGCGGGTCCAGATGCTGACCGTGTACGGCATGCCGCCCGCGACGATCGTGGCCGGGTCGAGCTGCCACCCCGGATCATCGGAGTCGGTCAGGGTGACTGTGAACGCGCCCTGCGCGTCGAGGTTGGCGATCACCGGCGCCGCCGTGACCGTGTGCACCTCGGGGGAGTGGTCCACGGCTGGGACCAGCGGGCGGAACGTAACCATTCCCCGATCCGGCTCGTCGTCGGCCAGTTGGAAGGTGTGCGTCACGGTTGCCATGCGTCCTCAGCTTCCCTGGCCGCGTGGCCAAATCTGACCGGTGGTGGGCACTGTCGGGCCGGTGGGCGGGCAGGGGATGGTCCCGACGATCGCGTAGTCGCCCACTTCCAGGACCGTGTCCTGGTCCCGGGCCACGACGGTCCCCAGGTCCGCCATCACACCGCCTTGAACGCAAGCGAGTTGCTGCTGCCGGAGGTGCTGGCCAGGACATACCCGGCCCCGCCGATGGTGGCTGTGTCGCCCCGGATCACACCGCTGGAAGGCACCCCGTACACGTCCCGCAGGAAACCCCACCGGCCGAGCGTCACAGCGTTGGTCCCAAGGACCGGCACGGGCACGGCCACGAACGGGTAGGCGGCGGTGCTGCTACCCGGTAGCTGCGGCAGGCTCGCGGTGCTGAACGACGTCTCCACTGTGGTCTGCCAGTTCATGCCACCGGTCAGCGGTGGCACCCGGGTCAGCGCCGCGCTCTGGGTGCTGCTCGACCCCGCGGCGGCCTTCCCCGCGTACAGCGGGTAGATCAGGCCGCCCGCTTTCGCCGCGTACAGCGGATCGGGGGAGTAGAAGCCGGCGTACATCACGACGGTGGGTGCGCCGCCGCACATCAGGATGACCCGGTCAGCGGTGGCAGACACCCAGTAGGCGAACGCCGTCGTCGTCAGCGACGTCTGAATCCCGGCCGTCCCCGCGTTGGGTAGCCAGTTGGTTTCCAGCGCGAACCCTGCCGCCCCGTAGCGGGAACCGGTGGCAGGGTCGATCACCGCGCTGCTGGCGGTGTACGGCCCCCGGTAGCCGAGGTCGGTGGCAGGGTCGAACATCTCGAACGCGACCAGCGCGATGGTCCCCGCCCCGGTGGTCGTGTATCCGATGTCCAAGTACCAGTCCAAGTTCTGCACGTTGGACGCTGCCGGGGACTTCCAGACCTTGTGCGTGCGTGTCGAGATCACGACCGTGTCGACCAGGGTGAAACCGGCCGTGGTCAGCGCCGGTGCCATCAGCGCATGCAGCGCCGGGCCCGGATTCGCATCGAGAACGGTGCCGTTGATGTACGCCACGTCACTCGGTCCTGATCCACGTGAGCTGTGCCGTGATGGCCGCCGAACCAGGCCCCGTATTCGTCACAGCGCTGTGGACCACGCCGTCAGGGGTGGCCTTCCCGTCGAACCCGTCAACCATCGGTGACAGGTCCGCCGTGAGCAGACCCGGGGTGGCAACGAATTCGAGCAGCAGTCCGTGGTCCCCGGTCGGGTCGGTGCCAACAGGGCGGGACAGGTCCGCATCCCTCTTGGCCGCTGTCGTGTACAGCCGGGCCCGGCACGGCTGGTCGGATGTGAACCGGTACAGCCGGAACCCCGGTGCGAACGCGATCGTGCCGACGTCGGTGGCGCCAGGGGCGAGACTGGACGTGGCCAGGGCCGCAGTCTGCCGCGTATACCCAGCACCTCCGCCCCCACCACCCACCGCGCCGCGCCGCGCGTACCGCGCATCGGCAGTGTGCTGGTCCAGGTACAGGCCTGCCATGTCAGCGCCCGGCCGCGATCCAATAGCCGGTTACCGTGCCCGCGCTGGCAGCGGAGGTGAAGTTGCTGAAGATGATGCTCGCCCCGGATGCGCTGATCGACTGGACAGCTCCGACGAGCCGGCCGTTGCCCGATGTCAACGTCAGGGAGGGTGCCGCGGTGAAGATCCCGGCCGGGAACGTGATCGCAAAGGGTGAGCTGGACGTGCCCGCTGAGATCACGGGAACAGTCACGGTCCCCCGGGCCACGAACGTCACGTTCTCCAAGGCGTTGGCCAGCGCCTGGGAGTGCGCGGGGAACTCGGCCGGGTGGTCGTCCGGGGTGACGTAGGGAACGCCGTGCGGAGTTACGCCGCCCATACTGATCGCTCCTCCGCTGGTAGCACCAAGTCCCAATCCATGTCGGCCCACGTCCAATCCGGGTCATGTGCGGCCCATGTCATGCCGGGTTCGTTCCAGTAGTCGTCCCAGGTGGGCAGGATCACCGAGAGCAGCGGGTCGGACAGCGACAGCGTGATCCGCTCCGACAGCGCGCCTGCCTGCCCGTACTGGGTGAACGTCCAACCCTCCACAACGCTGGGCCAATCCGTGGCAGGAGCGGGTTGTGGCAGGCCTTGCAGCACCACCTGATCCCCGCACGTCAGGCCCAGCACTGCGGCGTACAGGTCGGGTGGCAGCAGGTCCAGTGCGACCGTGACCTCGTCCAGTTCCCACCGCTGCCGGGCCCGGGTGGAGATCAGCCGTGACGCCTGCTCGATCGCATCGTCCAGGCCTGCCAGCTGGGTGCCGAGGTAGGCGTAGCGCACGTTGTGCGCGCCGATCGACGCCGAGTCGGACAGGTCGACTGTGGCCTGCGGTTCGGCGGCGCCGTAGCCGATGGCTACATGGTTGAGGATGTTCGCTTCGGTCAGAACCCAGCGCGGCTCCCATTCCACGACGTCGCAGGGCAGCACGGTCGGGTACTGGGAGGCGGGTGAGGCGACCCCGACGAGGTCGGACCAGAGCAGCGTGGCGCCGATGCCGGACCATGTGCCGGTGTAGTCGACCCAGCGGAACGGCCGCACCCGGGTCCTCGACGCCAACGTCTGGTACACAACCTCGCCGGCCGGGGTGTCGAACACTGCCGCGCTCGTCCACGACGCAAGCTCGTCGAGCAGCCCGCCGGCCGGCTGCGAGTCGACGTCACGGGCCAGCACGTTCAACGGCCCGCCCCCGTTGTAGGAGAAGTCCCCGGGGACACCCTCGACCCGCCAGGAGGCGACACCGGATGCGGCGAGGATGCGGCCGGCCCGGGCGGTGTCCAGCTCCTGCGGCCACGGCACGTCCCCGACCGGGCGGACCCCGAGCGCTGCGACCGGCCCGGCGGCTGTCACGGTGAACAGACCCCAGACGGTGCCATCGTTGTTGGTGAAGTGCTCCAACGAAACGTCGACCACGCGGCCTGCGAACATCCGCCCGGCCGGGCCGTCCAGGTAGAGGATGGCGCCGATGCCCTGCGACGGCATCGACCCTGCCGGAACCTCCACGCGGATGGTTGCGGACATGGCCGCCGTGGGTTCGCCGAACTGGCGGCGGCCATGCAGCACCGTGACCTCGGCCAGGACGTAGCAGGAATCCAGTTGCAGCCCGTCGAGGGTGACTGTGTCGATCATCGGACCATGACCAGTCGGCCGTTGCGCGCATCCCCGCGCATCAGCAGTCTTTGTACGGCCCGGTACACCTGCTCCTCGGTGACGATCACCGTCTGCGGCGGAGGAGCCGACGCCGTGGACGCCTGGGTGCTCACCCCGACCCCTGCTGACTGCTCCCCTGGCCTGATCCCACCACCCCCGCCGAGGGTCAGGTTGGGCATGTCAATCTTGCCGATCCAGGTGATCAAGGACTTAATCCAGCCGATCACCGTCATGATCGCGCCGATGAAACTCTCGACTTCCTCCTTCATCACCAGGAAGCGCGTCTTCCAGGTGATGACAGCCCGTTTGAAGTCGGGCGACTGAATCCAGTCGATGAGCCTGTTCAACTGGCCCAGCAGCCACTGACCCACCTTCTCGCCCAGGTCCGCGACCTTGTCGAGCATGTCCTGAACACGTCGCATGTTCTGGGGCTTCGAGAACCAGTCGCCCAACCGTTCCAGCGCGGGTATGAGCGCCGATCCGATTGCCTCCTGCAGCTCGTCCCAGATGATCCCGATCCGCTTCCACGGGTCGTTCTTCGCAGCCTCAGCCGCGGCACCCTTGAATGAGGCGCCCAACTGGTCCTCGGCCTCGGCCATCGTCAGGACGCCATCCGCGCCGGCGTCCAACCCCGGCACCAGCTTTTTCAGGGCGCCGGTCTGCCCATCGGTGGCTTTCGCCAGCGCAGTGACCACGGTGGTGTAGCTCGCGCCAGTGCCGACCGCGACGTCGGTCGCCAAGGTGGCCAGCCGCTGCGCCTCCCCGAGGTCCCCGGTGGCCACAGCCAGTTTGCTGATACCAGCCCGCAGGTCGGTGTCGGACACGAGGGTGGCCAGCTGCATGCTGGTGATCCACTCCTCGTTCTTGTCGATCATCTTCTGCGTGACACCGGGAATGTTGCTCAGCGTCTGCGCCAGCCGGTCGGCCTGCCGCTTGTCCTCCCAAGCGGCCTTAGCCATCTCGTTCAGCGCGGTCGCGGCCCCGACAACGCCGATGGCGACAGCCCCCACGATGGGGACCGCGGCGCCCATCGAGGACACCAGCCCGCCGATGCCCTTCTTCCCCGCGGCCGTACCAGCGTCCTTGCCCAAACCGCCCAGCGACCGGCCGAGCTTGTTCACATCGCGGATGGCGTCCGTGGTCTTCGCGGCAAAGTTGATTACGACGCCACCGATGGCCATTAGGAGGCGCCCTTCCAGTGGACCTGCCCGGTGCTGTCAGCGGCGAACCCGTAGTGGGTCAGGATCGCCAGGAACGCCTTCAGGTACTCCTCGCAGGCCACGTCGAAAACCCGGCCGGTCCTCGCCGCATGGCCGAAGCTCCCCCCGGAATCGTCACGGG